GATTCCATCCGCAGACTTGCCAGTCAATTTGCATGGTGTTTATCTGCAGATGCTAAAGCTTTCGACTCATCTATCGTTGGACCGTTGGCTGAAGCTGAAATGGCTTTCTACCGATGGGTAGGTCTTGATGATAAAACAGTCAAACAACTTCTTAATACTAAGATAGTTGGGGCTATCAGTCACGGTGTACTACAGAGATTCTCTGGTGACATGTACACTGCAGTTGGTAATGTTATTATCATGTCCTCGGTGCTCCATAAGTTCGAAAGTTATGGATGCAAATACTACTGTAATGGTGACGATACACTTGTTTTCTTCGACAAACTCGATATGTCCACTCAGATTGTCGAAGAATTCGCTAAGTATGGAGTCACCATCAAAGGTGATCTTATAGGTATCGGTAGGGATAATAACAATGGCGACCCTGTATATACAATTCCTTACTGTCAGATGTTTTATCAACCTTACAAATACACTAACGATCCTGTTAGAACTATGAGTAGAATGACGAACTTAGTCGGTTCCAATATGTATTACTTGGCGAGAACCATTTGCGGCAAGTGCCAAGGCCAGGAGTATCTTAAGGGTCTTGGTTACATATTGCTGCAAGATGTTACAGAAGTGTTCAAATCACTTCCAACTGATTATAGAACAGAGTATAAGAATAAGACAGTTGAAGGATGTACTATGTATGAAAAAGAAACCGATCGTGTTATTGATTATAGAGACCCTATACATGGATTGTTTGGTAAAATCATAGTCACCATTTATGATAACAAAGCATACTTCCTCAGTATAGAAGATCACATGAAGCGTGAAAAAGAGCTGATCAAGTTCATAGAAAGAATACTCAGAGATGAATATGAAAAACAGAATCAGCTTGACCCAACGGTTGCTCAGAATCTAGCTAAAATTAACGACTATGTGTCCGATTTTGGATGGAAGTCTATCCTCCCCGCCATTGCCGAGAAAATGCGTGATGCTATCTTCGACATGTATGGATACACTAAAGCACCAGTCATATTATCACCACAAGATGCAATAACAGTAGACATATCAATGAATGTCTTTGAACCGGAGTATATAGACAAGATGGAAGTTGACGAACAGCAACAGCCACCCAATAGTCATACGGGTGAAAACCACCCACGTCCTCAGTCACCACCACCTTTCGTTCCCTCTTCTCCTTCCGAAGATGGCTACGAGAGCGATAGTAGTTATAGGCCGCAGAGCCCAGAACTAACTCCACTCGAACCTCTCTTAGGTGAGGATGAAGTTATTGATGTTCCTCAAGTTTCCAAGGAAACACTGAAGCGGCGCACAGATATGGATATAGATCCTGATCCCGATGGTATCGTACGTCATGAAGTAGAGGATCAACGACCTCTCCTAGACACAGATGCCGATACGGTAGTGGTTGACACTGGCGAATACGGTCGGTTGCAAGTGGTTCAGATAGTACGAAAACCTAGGCGTTAGTTAGGTTCCAGGGATTCTCACGATATGAAGTCTTTGACGTCCCACCTTTAATTTGTAATTATCTAAACACACC